CGCTAAAGTCCTTCCTGGAGAAACGAGGCGGCGAAGGGGAAATCGTATTGCTTCGCGCACTGAACTGTAGCCAGGGCCAGCGTTATCTTGAGTTGGCAGAACAGCGGCCGGCTAACGAATCATTCGTTTATGGCTGGATGCGCGAGCGGGTGAGCCTATGACGACACTCAAATCTGTACTGGCGGCAATCGGAGTTGCGATCCTGATGGTGCTTGGTGCGTTTGGTGTGGGCCGTTTTCGCGGGCGTGAACAGGCTGAAGAAAAAGCAGACCGACAGCGCACAGAAGAAAAGGCCTCGGCCATTGAGTCAGCAGCCGAACGGCGGGTAGAAGCAACGAAAGAGGCCAGCAATGTACAGCAGACTGTTAACCGCATGCCTGATGACGATGTTGATCGCGAGCTGCGTGACACGTGGAAGCGTCCCGGTGGTGGTTGATACCGCCTGTGACTGGGTAAAACCAATCTATCTCACGGATCACGACATCGACGTTCTGGACCGCCAGACGAAGAAAGACATCCTGGCGCATAACAAAGCGTGGCAGGCGAACTGCCAGAAAACAAAAGAATCGGGGGCAAAGTGACGAAAACCAACCAGTGCAGTGAAGGTTTCGACAGCCCATCCAGGTTCCGCGAGGAGTGGGATAAGCAGACCCAGGGGAAATAGAGCCTCATCCATGAGGTTCTGACACAGTCTCTCCTCTGGACTTTAACCGTAGCAAATTCTCACAGCCTCGCATCTGCGGGGCTTTTTTATGCGCATCTCACGCGCACATCAACGAGAGCCTTTCAGTAAGCGAGCCTGAGAAATGCCGTTATAGGTGGCGACCTCTCTCGGGCGGCTTTTCTGTGAGACAGGCTCACTTTCTAAAAGGTAAAGACGCTATGAATAATCCGTCAGTTATTCCGGCCTTCGACTTCCGCGAAATGGTCACGACCCTCGACAACAAGATAATCACCACATCACTCAAGGTGGCGGATTACTTTGGCAAGCGACACAAAGACGTTTTGCGTGCCATACGTAACCTGAAATGCTCCGATGACTTCACCCAGCGCAATTTTGCGCCCATTGATTTCATTGATAAAAATGGCGATGTTCAGCCTATGTATAACATCACCCGTGACGGATGCATGATGCTCGTGATGGGGTTCACTGGCAAAACAGCTGCCGCAGTAAAGGAGTGTTATATCAATGCCTTTAACTGGATGGCCGAGCAGCTAAACCGACGCATGGCGATGGGTGAAGAAATGCAGCACCGCTACGCCATCAAAGAAACGCGCTCAAAGCTGAAAGGCACGATCGGAAGCCGTTTGATGACCGAACGTAAGAAAGAGAAACGCGTCCTGGAGCTCGAGCATGAGCACATCATGCAGGTAACGCAGCCGGAATTACTTATTGGCTGATCGCGGCATTACAGAAGCTCTTCACTGAGGGGCTTCGATAATGATCTGTGTAACCCCGCAAGGATGGTGATCACATCTTGCTGACGGGTAAGCCGTAAGTGGCTAAGCACTTCTGAGAAGCAGGGCGAACGCTGCGCCTTCAGTAATAAACAATTACCCGGCATTACAGAGGCTCTTCGATAATGACAAGCAGAGGTAAATTATGATTGGCACCCTAACCTATAAAATGACACTTCGCCCATACATGAAGCCCTTGCTGTTTGTCGCGGCAATGACTAACTGGCACTGGTTAACCGATATCTGCTTCAAGAAAGAGATTGTCGCAGAAGGCGCGGAGGTGGAGCTAAATGGCTGACATCTACCAAATCACCCTTACTACCCAAACAGGCGAAACCTTCACAGGCAAGATGTCACGACGTCAGCCTGAGCTGGTTAACGGCTTTGTGCCGCTGGCGACCGAGACGGGCGAGTGGCTTTACTTCGCTCCGGCCGATGTGAAGCGCGTGCAGTTCACGCCGTTACCGGCAGAGCAGACTGAACAGCCAGAAGAACAAGCAACGGAGTAAGTCATGAGCAAAACATTCATCTTCACATCAAAAGTATCTTTTCGCCCATACATGAAGCCGATTCTTGTCTTGTCTGTGCTGCTTCGCTGGGACTGGCTGACTAACAAGTGTTTCAAAATCGAAACCGTTACCAGCGACACGGTGCAACTTTAATGCGGAGTAACCCATGGTTAACGATGACGAGCGCAGGCCATATCCGCCAGTTAACTTCATCGCCTCCGACAACTGGCAGCCATACACCAGGCTGATCCCTGCTAACGAAGTGCATGAGTGGATAAACCGCCAAATCCTCAGCGATACCGGAAGCATCCATAACCCTGACCACGAGCACCTGTTAGAGGCTGATCTCTGCTTCATGTGGGCCTCTGACTCGTTCGCGAAGAAAGGACGATATGTCCTCGGGCAGGCTGAACAGGTAATGCTACGCGCCGGTGGCTGGCAGAAAGCCAGAATGGAACAGCAGATGCATGAATGGTTCGGGCGCATCCCGAAGTTCATCATCACCCTGGCGGCTGATTACTGCTCACAATGCAGTGACCTCGAGTTCTGCGCGCTTGTAGAGCACGAGCTTTACCACATCGCCCAGGCCACCGATGATTTCGGTGCGCCAAGGTTCAACAAAGAGACCGGACAGCCAGTGCTTACACTACGCGGCCACGACGTCGAAGAATTCACTGGTGTCGTACGTCGATACGGCGCCAGCAAAGAAGTACAGGAGCTCGTTGATGCTGCCAATGGGCCAGCAGAAGTGGCTCACATCGATATAGCCAGGTCATGCGGGACGTGCATGTTGAAGCTGGCCTAACAATATGACTGATTATGACAGGCAGGTAATCCATGGCGACACTGAAAGGTGAGGTCAAAGCCTTCATCGTTCAGTCTCTTGCCTGCTTCGATACTCCATCCCAGGTGGTTGAGCTGGTCAAAAAAGAATTTGGCCTGAGCATCACTCGTCAGCAGGTCGAATCCCACGACCCGACGAAAGCAAACGGCAGGGGGCTGGCGCAGAAATGGGTTGAGCTATTTCACGAAACCCGTAAGCGCTTCCAGACCGAATTAAGCGACATTCCGATCGCCAACAAAGCATATCGTCTTCGTGCGCTTGACCGGATGATGACTCGTGCAGAGGGAATGAAAAATATGGCGCTGGCTGCCTCGCTGATGGAGCAGGCGGCAAAAGAGGTTGGCGACGCGTACAGCAACAAACAGAAGGTCGAGCACACCAGCCCGGACGGAACCATGACTCCGCAGCCGACAATCATCCAGCTACTACCTGTTGAGCCGAAAACATGAGTAACGCCGTTCAGCTGCCGATCCCCGCGAAGCTTGCGCCGCTGTTCACCGCCGTGAATAAACGTTACCGGTGCTCGCACGGTGGGCGTGGTAGCGCCAAGACGCGCACATTTGCGCTGATGACAGCCGTAAAGGCGTATCAGTCGATGATGAACGGTGAAAGCGGCGTGGTGCTCTGCGCGCGTGAGTTCATGAACTCGCTGGAAGAGTCGAGCATGCAGGAGGTGAAACAGGCGATCCTGTCAGTTCCATGGCTGGCTTCCAACTTTGACATCGGCGAAAAGTACATCCGCACCATCGACAAGAGCGTTAACTACGTGTTCTGCGGTCTGCGGCATAACCTCGACAGCATCAAGTCGAAAGCGCGCATTCTGCTGTGCTGGGTCGACGAGGCTGAATCAGTCAGCGAAATAGCCTGGCAGAAGCTGAGCCCAACAGTTCGTGAGGAAGGCTCAGAGATTTGGGTGACGTGGAACCCGGAGCGCGACGGTAGCGCCACGGATAAAAGGTTCCGTAAAGAAGCCGGCGACGACTGCATCACCGTTGAGATGAACTACACGGATAACCCATGGTTCCCCGACGTGCTGGAAGGTGAGCGACAGAACGATCAGCGCCGCCTCGACCCGGCAACTTATGCCTGGGTGTGGGAAGGGGCATACCTCGAAAACTCCGATAAGCAGGTGCTGGCCGGTAAATACCGGATTGCTGAGTTCTCGGAAAACCTCTGGAAAGAAGCTGAGCGTCTGTTCTTCGGTGCCGACTTCGGTTTCGCCAAAGACCCTAATACGCTGGTGCGTTCTTTCATCCTGCACAACCGGCTGTACATCGAGTACGAGGCGTACGGTCAGCAGACAGAGCTCGACCACATGCCAGAGCTTTACGACACGATTCCAGGTGCGCGAGACTGGCCCATCAAGGCCGATTCCGCTCGACCCGAGACAATAAGCTATCTCAAGCGGCAGGGCTTCAACATATCTGCCGCTGAGAAATGGCAAGGAAGCGTTGAGGACGGGATCGCACACCTTCGAGGCTTCGATGAAATCATTATCCATCCACGCTGCAAGAACGTGGCGCGAGAGGCTCGCATGTGGTCGTACAAAACGGACCGCATCACCGGTGAGGTGTTACCGAAGCTCGCCGATGGCTATGAGCACTGCTGGGACGGTATTCGCTACAGCCTTGACGGACACATTAAACGTAAGGGCCAAATGGCCGGGATGATGATTCCTAAACGCTTACGCACAAGATAGGTGATGGTTAATTATCATGATAACAGTGTAAACTCTCTCGCCTCAGCACTGTCATGGAGATAATAAATTGTGGTATGGGCAACGTTTTGGTCTGCTGCGTCAGCTATTGCTACAGCAGTCGCTGCGTTAATTGCTGCTTGGGCAATGTTTAGGTGGAAGAAGCAGGATGAATTGAAGGCTAAAATGGCATTTAAACTAGCCATTGCTGATTACAAATACTTGATCTTGCAGATGCCACCTCAGCTAGATACTGATGAGCTACGAGATAAGCACTCCAATGATATAAAAAAACTTACTGACCTTCTTTCTGCTTGTAACCATGCATGGCTCGTCACAGAAAATTTATTACATTCAAATGATGTAGTTGTTTCTAGCTGGCAAAATATCTTGGACACTCACGGGAAGTACCTTCAAGGTTTCAGATATTCGGAAGAGTTAGTGATGTATTGCGATGCTATTCTTGCAAGGAAATTTATTTTTACTTGAACGTAAAATATACATATGAGGTCGCTCCGGCGGCCTTTTTTATTGCCTAAATTCCACTAACGGACAATCCATGACTGACAAATTAACTCTCGCCGTCAACCATGCGTTGAACGATGCGCGGATGGCTCGCGCCCGAATGGGGCTGATGGCGCCTACAATGGGGCTGGACAATAAGCGTCATTCCGCATGGTGCGAATATGGCTTCCCTGAGCAGGTAACCTACGAAAACCTCTACGCCCTGTACCGGCGCGGAGGTATCGCTCACGGTGCAGTTGAGAAGCTGGTGGGTAAGTGCTGGCAGACGAACCCGGAAATTATCGAGGGTGACGACGCCGACGAGAGCGAAAACGAAACTGCCTGGGAAAACAAGTCAAAGCAGGTATTCAACAACCGGTTCTGGCGCTCATTTGCCGAGGCGGATCGTCGTCGCCTTGTCGGTCGTTATGCAGGCATCCTTCTGCACGTCCGCGATGAAAAAGACTGGAACCTTCCGGTTACTAAAGGGCGCGGGTTGCAGAAGGTTTCCGTGGCTTGGGCAGGATCGCTCATGGTGAGCGAGTGGGACACAGGCCTGAATTCGAAGACATACGGCCAGCCGAAAATGTGGCAGTACGCCGAACGCTTGCCGAATGGTTCAAGTCGCCGCGTCAATATCCACCCCGATCGCGTTTTCATCCTTGGTGATTACTCAGACGATGCTATTGGCTTCCTTGAGCCAGCTTATAACGCCTTTGTGAGCCTGGAGAAGGTAGAGGGCGGGTCTGGTGAGTCATTCCTGAAGAACGCCGCTCGCCAGTTAGCACTTAGTTTCGACAAGGAAATCGACTTTGGCAGCATTGCATCTATGTACGGCGTTAAAGTAGATGAGTTGCAGGATAAATTTAATGACGCTGCACGCGAGATGAATCGCGGAAATGATGTGCTGATTTCTCTCCAGGGGGCCAGCGTAACCTCCCTCGTTTCTCCGGTTTCTGATCCGTCTCCAACCTATAACGTAAACCTGCAAACAGCCGCCGCAGGAGTTGATATTCCTACGCGTATTCTGGTTGGTAATCAGCAGGCCGAGCGCTCCAGCACCGAAGACCAGAAATACTTTAATGCTCGTTGTCAGTCGCGCCGCGTAGACCTCTCTTTCGAAATAGAGGACTTCTGCGACAAGCTTATCGATCTGCAAATCGTAGACTCAGTCAGCCAGAAGGCTGTTATCTGGGATGACCTTAACGAACAGACCGGTACTGAGAAGCTCACTAACGCCAAGACCATGGGCGAGATTAACCAGACCATGCAGGGCAGCGGCGATGAACCCGCGTTCACCCGTAAAGAGATTCGCACGGCTGCGGGCTATGACAATGATGACGAAGAGCCTTTAGGAGAAGAGGATGGCAGCGAAGAAGACGAAGCCACCGATTCTGCCGCGTAACTATCAAGATCCGACCGGGGCCGATGCGCTGGAACGCCGGGCAATGAAAGACTTCGCCAGGCGAATGAATAAGATTGGCAAAGCGTACAAATCAGCACTCGACAAAATACCTTCCTCCCTCGCAGTAAACGCCAGATACGAATACCAGCTAAACCCAACGCTACTCTCCATCATCCTGAACGATGCCAGTTACCTGGTTGATCAGGTGCTGCTTGAAGGTGGCGATTACGACCTGTGGTTTTACGAGTACATCGATCTGGCTTCGGAGAAAGGGACCGGGCAGTCGTTCTACAACCTCAGCCAGCAGTCGCCGGTGTATGCAGCAGGGCGTGAGTCGCTGGCGTCCATCCTCGCAAGCGACCCGTACCAGCAACGCATGGCGCTGGTACATGCGCGTGTGTTTGAGGAAATGAAGGGGCTGAGTGCTGACGTTAAGCGCGATATGGCGCGCGTACTGACTGATGGGGTGGGGCGTGGGCTCAATCCGCTGGATATTGCCCGCAACCTGACGGACCAGACCGGAATCGAGAAGCGCCGGGCAAACCGTATAGCACGCACTGAAGTGACTACCGCACTGCGCAGGGCTAAGTGGGATGAAGACCAGGAGGCGAATGACCTTTACGGCCTTAAAACGCTTCTGGTTCACATCTCGGCTCTGTCACCGACAACCCGTCATACCCACGCAGTGCGCCATGCCCACCTCTACACCAATGAAGAGGTCCGTGACTGGTACAGCAAGGATGGCAACTCCATCAACTGCAAATGCAGCCAGCAGTCGGTGCTGGTGGATGCGGACGGTAATCCGGAATACCCGGACACCATCACGAAACTCAAACAGGAATATAAATCGATGCAGGCGCGCGGTTACGCCTGGGCGGAGAAATAACTATGCCTATGCAGGTCAACATCACCACGCAGGTGAATAGCCAGTCTATCCGGCGCGAAACATACAACGGGCG